CTAGACTCGCCAGCAATGGCAGTAATCTTATTCCCAGATACACCACCAAATATACTACCTGATACGAGTCCGTTAAAAATGTACGAACCCGTGTCAACATACTGCTCAGCGTCATCGATGTCTGAGGCGAGTTTGGTAAAGTCATCTCCAATCTCTTTTACAATGTCTTTCAAAAAATCCATAGATTAGTCCCAACGCTTTGTTTTCAAATATTCTAGCACATTATCACGAACATCCATCAGTTCATGATAACATTTTTGGTTATGAGCACATTGTCTCAGTGCAGGATCTGGCTTGAGAACACTCTCAATAAAGAGATCTAGTCCCCTATTCCATTTGTCCTGTTTTGTTTCACCATCATTGATTGTATATTGATCATTCATCCGAAAAAGTCCTCCAGACTTACAGTTTTTTCTACAGACCAACCAATAGCATCTAGGATTGCTTTTAGTGGATCAACAAATGATTTGCTGAATTGAAGTTCATAATCCACATATTTGTTCAAGTCAAGTTCTTTTGGAAAGTCTTGAATGAAAGAAAATACGTTTTCATGAATAATATTTGGAACCTTAAGATAACAAAACTTGATCTTCTCTCCGTTCTGAATCAAAGAGTATTTGTTGGTAAGTTTCTTATCCTTTATGTAGTGGTTGTACAGTAGAGCTCCCCTCACATGAATAGGTGTTCCCTTCCTATAAATGTTACCACGATCATGAAACTTCTCAACATCACTGACAGATCTTGGGAAAGAAATTTGCTCTGGTGGTAGTTTCTTGAACTCTTTACGGGAGTTTTCAATGAAGTTAATAACATCATCTTCTGTACCAGTCATCACAAGTTTTAGAGCATCTTTAATGTACTGGCGACAAGGTGCAGGTGTAGAAGATTTCACTGCTTCAATACCCATGATCTTTAGTTTGGGTTCTGCATATGCAACACCCTCACTGTTCCATACGTTGAGAATATACCGCTTTTTCGCAGTCCAAATACCACGATCAGCGATGTTCTCACGCTTCATCTGCATCTTCTGGTCATAAGCCGATACATACGTCGCCAGGTCCTGATAAGACTTATCGATGAATGGTTCCAACTTGTCCTGACAGATCTTGTCAAGTATGCTGACAATCTCTGCTTTATTGTCAGACTTATTACCAAAAAATTTAGTAACAAGAGGTCCGAGATTAAGATAGATTGAATCGGTGTCAGATGCGATAACATAATCGACATCCTCCGTTTTTAAAAGGGTATTTAGATACCCATTCATCTTATTCTCAATCCAGCGAATTGAGACCTGACCAGATAGAGTGATAGCTTCTGCGTTCTCTAGTTTGTAATACCTGAAGTATTGATTACCAATAGCACCATAAGCAGAGTTAAGAGAAATCTTTTTCGCCATTTGAATGTTATTACAACGAGAGATTTCTTTTTCAAGTGCTTTAGTAGGCGTCTTCTCATAATCTTTCTTCGCTTGAATCATCTTCTTCTTGAAGACAACACGTTCTCCATACATCTTGTCCATGAGTTCTGGCAAAAACCCACGCTTATCTTTGCGGAACATAGCGCCGTTTGCACAAACAGCGTAGTCCTTGTACATCTCAAAGGTTATTTGCTCATTAAGTATCTTGTCAACTGTAGCTGTTGGGTGTTTTTCGTCGAGTAATGTCTCTGGTGAGATATTGTACTGCATAATAAGGTGAGGGTACAGACTGTTAAGGTCAAAGCTGACAACCCAATCATACCTTCCTGGAATCGGTTCCTTGACGTAGGCTCCTGCATATTTGTCATCTTTCACGCTCCCCTTTTTGGGTGGAATAACAATGTTTTGTTTCTTGAGATAGTTGTAGATAATACTATCCCACATTCGGACCTGATAGAACACATCATTGTAGTTTACCTTGGCGTCATAAGCCATGGTCAATGCAAGTTCAATCAGTTTCATCTTGTCTTCCAAACGGTCAACAAGTTCCACGTCAATTATATTGTATTCTACAAACTTTTGCCAGTCGTTTGTATAGAATTCTTTAAATGTATCAAACTCACTGTGATCTAGTTTCTTCTGTCCCAGTTCAACAGAAGCAATATGATCTAGTCGATAAGATTCTTGACTCGTATATGTAAACTTCTTATACAGATTAAGATAATCTAGCTGAGTTACACCACCAACATCGATACTGAGTTGCTTGCGACCAGCAACAAAGATCTCACGTTCTGTCACCAAACCCCAAGGTGATAGACGCTTCATCAGTTTCTCGCCCAAAACACGATTCAAACGCTTTGTGATGTACGGCATATCGTACAATTCACAGTTCCAACCAGTGATAATGTCTGGAGTATTCTCCATCCACCAACTGATAAAGTTTGAAAGAAGATGATGCTCAGAATCGCAGAGACGATATTCAACATTACTCTGAGAGTTGTTGAAAGGTTTTACACCCCAGGTGATAATCTTCTTCGTAGTGTAGTGTTGAATAGAGATGAGAAGAATCTCTTCTGCAGCTGACTCCACATCTGGGAATCCATTCTCAGAAGCGACCTCAATATCAAGGGTATACAGATTGATTTTTGAAATATCAAAACGAATCTCATCATCAGGATATTTCTCAGAAATATATTGATAAATGAAACGTTCGTTGCCGTAGATATTAAAGTCTTCTACACCATCATATTTTTTGATAAAGTCGCGACAGTCACGAACCGATCCAGGTTGAACTGCTTCAACGTAATTACCTTCAAGAGTTTTATATTTTGTCTTCTTATTAGAAGACACAAAAAGAGTCGGGTTGAATTTCTCCCGAGTCATGAAACTTTGACCGTTTTCATAACCTCGAACTAGAAATTGGTCCCCGACCATTTGAACATTAGTGTAGAATCTCATTCCTTGATTAGATTTTCGTATGCCTTGACCAGTTTTTCGTGTGGTTCCACAATAGTCAGTATATCATCTGAATAGACTGACATCATAGTAGATGAAGTAATGTCCCTATCAGGCCAACGAATCAATCTTTTATTGAAATCTGGTTCTTCATCTTTGCAGAGAATCCGAACTGGATTAAACAACTGCCAATCTGGTTGTCCCGATAGTTGATCAACATCCTGTGGTTTTACTTCAGAGATCAGAACAAGATCATTCTTGAACAGTAGGATCTGGATCCGCATTGATTTCTTCCTCAGTTGTGTTTACAGGTTCTGCTTGTTCTGCTTCTAGCCGTCTATTGTAGACTTCTAGAACATCATCAGTAGGATCAGCAAATGTTACTACCCAATCAAGAGGAATCATCTGCTGAGTCTGATTAGTGAAGATCATCCACTTACGGATAACAAGTCGAGCTTGAATCTGATCTTCACCCCCATCTTCAGTCAAATATTCTGGTTGCTGTTCCTGTTCAAGTCCAACAATACAGGGTTGATCAAGCATGTATGCGATGGGGCGATCACCCTCATCTGCTCTATTCATAACTTCTTTCACGTCAGCGATTAGTTCTTCACCAGACTTAAGTCTAATAATTTTTACTGCCATTTCTTTTAGTGGTGTATTTTGACATTATAAGACCCCGCTTGGTCTTTGTCAAGCAGGGTCAGGCGACGATATTTGGGTGCCCGTCTTATTTAGAGGTAATCTTTTCGTTGATGTGCTTCAGGAACAACCTTACCCAAAGTAATACTCAGAAGCCCATCTTCAAAAGTAACTGATCTAACTTCCGTGTCTTCGCTAAGTGTCCACGCTCGTGTAAAACTCCGTTGAGCCACACCCTTGTGGACATAGTTAGTTTCTGTTTCCTGATCTTCCTTTTGACCTTCAACAAATAATTTACCGTCTTGGGTGTATACGAAGACTTCTTTCTTTTTGAATCCTGCAAGTGCTAACTCCAATCTTGACTCAATTGTATTTACCGATACAAGATTGTATGGTGGGTATTTTGCTGTAGTTTCATGAAGACTGAAAATCCTATCAAAATAATCCTCCATCCCAATACTGTTCCGATTGATTCGGTCCATCAATTGATCTATATTGGCAGCATTGTACCTTGTAAGACTGTTCATCTGTAGCTCTCCTAAAAGCGAGATTGCGTTGTGTGGACCCCGAAGGCATCCACAAATATTTATAGCACAGGTTGCGAAATTTGTGGTGTGTAATACCGCACCGATTCGGTACGGACAACAGCACTCTTATCACGTTCAACCAAAGATTCAATAGAACTCTTGTAAGAATCTGTCATGATTCTTGGGAATAATCCAATCGTAATGATGGGAACAAGTAGAGCACTCACAATGTAAACTTCACGAGGCTCTGCATCTACAAGATTTGCATGAGCATAAAGTTCTTCATTTGGTTTACCAAAAAAGATTTCACGAAGCATGGATAGTAGATAAATTGGAGTAAGAATAACTCCAATGGCAGCAGTAGCACATACAAGTAACCTGAATGGTACAGTATATACAGTGTCAGTGGCGAATCCAGCAAAGACCATCAATTCACTAACAAAACCACTCATACCAGGAAGAGCAAGAGATGCCATAGAACACATCACCCACAGGGCAAACATGATCTTCATACTCTTACCCACACCACCCATCTCATCTAGTTGGAGGGTGTGTGTCCTGTCATAGGTAGCACCCACAAGGAAGAACAAAGATGCACCGATCAAGCCATGACTAACCATCTGGAGCATCGCACCACTCGTTCCGAGAGCACTGTAACTACCGATGCCAATCAGAACAAATCCCATGTGACTGATCGAACTATATGCGATCTTCCGTTTGAGATTCCTTTGTGCAAATGATGTCAATGCAGCATAGATGATATTAACTGCACCCAACATAATCAGAATAGGTGCGAACTTAGCATGAGCATCAGGTAGCATTTGACAGTTGAATCTTAGCAATGCATACCCACCCATCTTGAGGAGAACACCAGCCAATAACATGTGAACTGGTGCTGTTGCCTCACCGTGAGCATCTGGAAGCCATGTGTGGAAAGGAATAATGGGCAGTTTAACCCCAAAAGCAATCAAAAATGCCGCATAGCACCACAACTGGAAGTTTGGTGGGAAACCCTGCTCAAGTAAGTAACTATACTCAAAGTTGGCAGCACCTGTCCAGAGACCCATAGCAAGGGCAGCAAGAAGGATGAACAGAGAACTACCTGCTGTGTAGATGATGAACTTTGTCGCAGCATACTGACGCTTCTTGCCTCCCCAGATAGCGATCATCAGATAGACAGGAATCAACTCTAGTTCCCATGACAGGAAGAATAGAATCAGATCCTGCACTGCGAAAACCATAATCTGTCCACCGTCCATCAGAAGGAGTAGAAAATAGAACAGTTTTGGTTTAAATGTGACTGGCCATGCAGCAAGTGCTGCAAGACTTGTAATGAAACTTGTTAGGAGGATGAGTGGCATTGATAAACCGTCTGCCCCCACAGACCATGAAAGACCCAGCTCAGGGATCCATGAAACTCTGTCTACTAGTTGTAGTGTGCTTACTGTAGGATCATATCCTTTCAGATATCCCAATACTGTAATCAAAAAAGTAGTTAGAGTTGTACCAAGACCATACCACTTGACTGCTTTATTTGGTAATAATGGGATTCCAAATGAAGCAACGATAGGGAATAATATTGCTAGAGATAACCAGGGCATAATTTAAACACAAGGTTGATAATATTATAACACGAAAAAACCCTCCGTGAGGAGGGTGTTAGGGTGTTCCGATTGTAGAGTGTGCCGCACGAAAAGCACAAAACTATTTATTCGGTTTCTTCTACCTTTCTTTTCTTACCAATATTATATTTGGTCTCAAGAGTCCACTCACCCTTTTCTTTATATGCAAGAACCTTGATTTGATTCAGTGGTGCAATGTTCTGAATCATATCCGCTTGACAGACTCCAATCAAACCCCAATCAGCTAAGAGTTGTACAATACGATTACGTCTTTGTACATCATTGACAGTGAGATTTGCCTTTTTGCCATCAAGAGCAAAGAGTTCTTTAAAGTGTACAATAAAATATTTGCCTTGCTTATGCAGAATGTGGCAAGATTGATATAACTTCTTTTCTTTTCGTGATGCCACACCGATACGGGTTAGTGTTTCACGAACCTTAAGAAAATCATCTGGTTCATTTAGATTCACCTCGATCATTTGATCAGGTGCCCATGTTACTTCAGGTTCATTAACGACGCTCATCTTGTTCCTCCAGTCTCAAGTTTAGATTTGATAAAGTCGATTTGAGTTTTGGTTAGAATCTTCAAAGCCTGGAGTGCTTTTTCATTACTATAACCATAGTAAGATTTGACACATTCAAGATCTTTGATCGCTTCTTTACGAAGCCACGGAGAGAATCTCTTCCGTTTCCTGACACTATTTAGAAGAAAGTCATACTGTAACTTTTTGTCAAGAGAAGGATTCAAATTCATTTCATTCACATACATCAAACAATCAAGTTCTCCAGACAGACAACGATTGATTACATATGGTGTGTAATGCTTCTTTAAATCTTGATCTTCATCAATAAGATTGGTCTTTGTGAGGTTGATTGAGTTCAACCAATCTTTCAATTCAGGTTTCATAATCAATAGGTGGCACTTTGTTGGAATAAAAAACTAGTAATCACATATTTTGTATTACTCTTTGGTATAGATCCTCTATGAACATACTGCCAACTGGCTGGGAAAAACAATATTGTCCCCGTCTTTGGTTTTATTTTAAGTTCTGAAAGAAACTCTGTTTCTCCACCTTCTTCTACATCATTCAGGTAAATAATAATTGCAACTGTTCTATATCCATTCTGTTGCTCGACACAAAGATCATGATGCCAGTGAAACCAACCATCTTCTTTGTCATATCTCTTGATTAGATATCCAGTATCTGAAAAGTTATTTGATAACGTCAATACTGAGTCACAATATTCATTTACTTTATTGATGTATTTTTTAGCATAATCTGAAATATATCCAAATATTGTATGATCAATATCTTCAAATCCAGGACACTCACCAACTACTATCTCCGTGCTTTTCTTTATAGCATCCTCAACTTGGCCGTCCACGGTTCCAGCAAGACCTTTTGATTTGCATGGACTCTCCTCAAATTTCTCAATAATATATTCACACAATTCATTAGGAATTGCATTTTCATATGTAACTATAAAATCTTCGTACTTCATCATCGAATAATCTGGATATCGTCTGTTTCTGTCCATAGTTCGATCTCGCTGCGGAATCTACCTTCAGACTTGAGTTTTTCATATCTCTTGCCTGCTTTCTTTTTCCACCACTTAACTATGTTATCTAGGTCATGCTTGTCCCAGTTTTGACCACGACGCAGCTGAGACTCTTCACCTGATAGAACCTCACGAACATTTTCATACCCAAATGTTGAGGTATAGAATCTTTTCTTTTCAGTGAGTGAGAATGCCTTTGCAATTACACTATTAAACTTTGCAAGTTTCTCTGCATCATCAAGAGAGTTCTTGATAAGAGAAATCATCTTGGTCTGCCTCTTCATTTTTTTGGAAGATGCTTTGTTATCTGTAAGAGGTTCACCACCATTGAGGTAAGTGAACCGATCATGCAGACGATGAAACTGCTCATCATGAAGCAGTGGGGTAAATTTACTCTCGGTCAAACCACGATACCTAATGAAAGGTTTCAATCCATCATATTGAGATGCTGATGTGGTAGAACCATATAGAGATGTAGTTTCAAATAGAGCGATATCTTTCTCAAATTTCTCACTGATAAACTCCCTGGCAAAGTGAGAGCAACACATAAGTGAAAGCAACTTACCACCCAAAAAGTTATATCCAAAAGGTTGAGTTGGAACAATCACAAAACCCATACAGGCATGTCGATTGAACAAACTAAGATCTGGTGCTTTTCCAAGCCATAGATTCCTAGGTTTGGAGTTGATTGTTGGAGATCCTAGACGAATGAATCCAACAACAGTATTAGTAGTAGTTTCTTTTACAATCCACTTGTGTTCTCTTCCAGGAATATTTGATTCATTGTTATGAGAAGAGACAGCAGCAAGTAAATTCTTATAGTACTTCTGGTCAAGTCCACCCTTACCAACAGGAATCATGGCAAATTCCATGTCTTCTGGATGAATATCAAAGTTGAAGATATCCTCAGAATATGATGATACGGAGGACATACCATCAAGTACTTCTTTCTTCACATAGCGAAGATAGTCCTCAATACCGTTAAGGTTTTCAAAGTAAGAGATGAATTCATCTGCAGCCCAAACTGCATCATCATGGGATACCGTCTTAATCATTTAAAGTTACACTCCACCATAATTTCTGTCAATGCTGCTAGAAGGTTTATCTCCTGATCAGCAACGAAAGCGATTTGATACTGATATTTAGCTATGATTAGAACTGCTGCTGCCACAGATGGTCCCTCAAGGCGCTCATAGAGGGCGTCATAGACATTCCGAAGGATCGTACCAGGATCGTTATCTAGGTTGTTCACAACCCATTTACGGACCTCTTTGAAGTTCTTGGCCTGTAGGGATCGCATCAGACCATCGATGTTGACATCAGAGAACGTAGCAAGAATACCCGCATCAATCTTACCACCAACAGCATAACGCTGACACTCATTTAGAACACGACGCCAATCAGGGAAGTGTTTGTTGATAAGTTCTACCAGGACCTTGTTATCATATTCAACACCTTCTGTATCCAAGATTTGTTGGATACGCTTGAAGAACTTGGATGCGATTTGTGGTTTGTCTTTTTTGGTTGTGGAGAACTCAACAACGGCACATCGCGAGTGCAAGGGTTCAATGATGCGATTTTTGTAGTTGCAAGTGAAGATGAATCGACAGTTGCTATGAAACGCCTCAATGTTTGCCCGTAGTAGGAGTTGTACATCATGGGTTGTGTTGTCAGCTTCGTCAATAATAATGACCTTTGGTTTACCAGATCCTTGAAGTGAGACGGTCGATGCAAAATTCTTTGCTTGGTTCCGTACAGTGTCAAGAAATCGTCCTTCATCGGATCCGTTGATGACATAATAATCTACTCCCAATTCATGGCAAAGTGCTTTTGCGACTGTAGTCTTACCACAACCTGCAGGACCAGCTAGAAGGAGGTTTGGAACTTCTCCCTTAACCAAAAAATCCAGAAAGGATTGTTTAATACCTTCTGGAAGAATGCAGTCTTCAATAGTTTTGGGTCGATACTTCTCAACCCAAAGAAATTCATCACGAGAGTTCATTTTCAAATTGCGTAAGGTCAATGTCTTCATTGATTACAAGATTAGAACTGATAATAGTTTTTCTAGTATCAGATAAAATCTTTGGTGATCTGTGAGGGATATGTGAATCAAACACAATTATATCACCTTCTTCAGCATTTGGCTGAAATATTTCTTTTTTATCCTTGTCATAAAATTCTGTTATTAAAGACGAACAACTGAGTTCGACATAATAAACATATGAAATATTTGACATTGGATGTATATGCCAGTAATGACTATCGTTCTTGATATATTGTTGATACCAATAACCAAGAACTTGTAATGAAGAGACAAAATATCTTTCATTTAAGTACTGGTAAAACTCTGGTTCATTTCTTTCAAAAAAAGAAAAGTATGGGTGAATTTGTTTTGGAGGATTTTCTATATTGTCAAAAAAATCTGTCTTATTGATGGATAAATTTTCTTCAATATTTTCTATTGAATTAATTGAAAACTTTTCAATTTCACCCAGAACAAACTCTTTTATTAGTTTGTGATTTTTAACCTTATACTTTAATATCATGCATATGTAGAATCAGGTTCTAGTGCAATGAAGTAAGAAAGACTTTGTGATTCGTTCACATTAGTAAATTCAGACAAGCACTTAGAAGAAATCACAACATTATATGTTCCAGGGAAGATTTTGATATTCTCAACTTTGAAGTTGAAAGTAAACTCATCTTCAGTCTCACCAACAATAATAGAATGATCATTTGAAGTATCATTCTTCTTATCGCGAACAGCCAAACGAATTACACCTGCACCACCAATCACAGAAAGATCAGGTAGATCAAGAGTATTTGCCGCCTGAAGTAGTTGACTCAGGTGAGCTTGACTGATTTGGAAAGATACATCTTCACTGGGAAGAGTTAGTTGCTTCTCAGGAGGAGAAACAATGACATTAGGATCAGCAAAGAAATAACGAGAGCGATTGCGTCCTTCGCGAATGGTTACATAATTGTCTTCAGTGAAATCTAGCTCAGGATCCTGATAGAGTCGAATAACTTTCAGGAACTGTGGAAGATCATAAATTGCAAATGACTTTGTAAACTCCTCTTCAACCTGACACTCTGCAAGAATATTCTTCATCACAGAGATTGTGCGAATCTTGTTGCCTGCTTGAATGTAGATTGACTGATTAATGTCAGAGAAGTTGTTCAAAACAGCAAGAGTTTGCTTAGAAAGTTTCATATCGATCAGTAGGGGGAGTGTGGAGACCAGAGAAGTGGTAGAGAAGAATACAATAATGGATTGCCTTCAGAATGTCAAGTTTAGACTTACCATTCTTCTTTCCAAAACGGGAAAGATATTTAATTGCATTAGAGCGACAGAAAGGCTCTGCATCACCAATACTTTCAATCAAGTCAAGAGTCTGAGTTTTAGATTCTTGAGATGTATAGTGTGACTTGTACGTACCAGAGAGATAGTCACGGATCTCTTTCATAGTAAGATCTTCTTCATACTTCCAGAATCCGTTCTTTTCAGTGGATTCTAGATTCAATTCAATTTTGTTTTCATCCATATCTTTAATTTGAGATCGTGTTGGCCAGTCTAATGAGATGTGATCATCTCCTTCGCCACCTGGCACATTGGAAATGTATTTTTCGTAAGCATCTGATGCAAATGAATCAAGTGGATCATCACTCATAATGTTGTTGTTCATTTCGTCGTAAAGCAAACTCCAAGAGTTAACCATATTCTACACCTCTTCAAACATAAATGCAAGTGACATTCTGTGTTTATTACAGAATCTGTTTGGAGCTCCGCCTCTATGGTCTAATCTAGCATTGAATAAAACACCAGTGTTTGGTATACAACTAACATTAAAATATTCTTTTGTATGGGATGGGTCTTCAGGATGCCCAGTTGCAATAACAAACTGACCATCATAAGTCATGTCCCAGTCATCATTAATGTAGATTACAAATGACCAGGCAGCTCCTGGACCATCATTGTCTGAGTAATCTGTGTGCCAATCTGATTCTTGCCCAAAGAACTGAATATTAGATTGAATTCTCACTAGTTTTAAATCTGTCTTTAAGATTTTTCTAGCTGCATGTTTTGCATAAATTGATGCATCCATGAACTTGTAATTCCAACCAATGTCGTTGTTGAATATATGGTCCATTAGACCAGAAGTGTCAACCAATTCTCCAAACCTAGGATCATTTGGATTTTCTTTTTTGGTAAAGGTAATATGATTATATGGCCATTGAAATTCATCAATGATTGTATCCATATAATCATCTGTAAAGATTTCCTTTACCACAAATATTTCATCAGATAGTTGCTTCCATTCCATCTTCTTCAAAATTTACGTCTACATCAACTTTGTCATACAGTTCCATGAAGGACTGTTTAGTTTCGTCGTCAAAACGATTTAGGCACATTTGAATTGCTTTGGCTTTATCACCAAAGATGGAATAAGCACGTACAATATGAACCAAACGACGAGTGCTGATTACTTCTTCTACACCACCATCATAGAAAGTCTTGCGAATAATGTCTGCCCAATCAGCAAGACGCTTACAGAAGTTCTCATCTTTACAAAGTTTGCCAAGAATTTTGATTTCAATGGCGGCAGTAGGATACTCCTGCTCAAAGGTCACAGGGAAACGCTCAAGGAATGCCTCATTCAAAACGTTAGTTCCGATGAAGCGACCGTCATCAGAACCCTTACCTTTGGTGTTAGCAGTTGCAAAGACTTGGAATCCTGCTGCTGGTTGTACAAACTTGCCAATCTTTTTCAGGAAGACGCCTTTACCCTCAAGGATTGACTGGAGACATAGGATCTTGT